TTTGTTGGTTCAAAAGAAATACCATGGAGTGCAGATAGATTTAATGCCGATCCAACAGATACTAAAGATATGGCAGATAAATTAGAATTGGCCTACAAATGGCCTCGCCTAAATAATATGATAAATACAAATTTATTGACCAGATATACAAATAAAACCAGAAAAATCTGGTTGAATTATTTTTCATAAGGAATTAAAATGTCACACCACCTAAAAAGACATAAATGGGTTGATGGTATGTTACAATCCTTTGCATATTCATTTGAAACATTTGAAGAAGCAAAGGCCTTTGCAGACAATACAGATGCTAGCGAAGCACATAATGTAAAAGTTTATGATGAGCGAGGACAATTGGTATATGAAGTTGCACCACAAGTAGTAGATACTTACGCATAATGTAAATTTTCTTGGTTGAGTTAGTTATGATAAACAAAATAACTAATTCAAATGAGATTCACAAAAGACTTATTAGAACAAATAGAAAAAATAGAAGACGCTGGTAAATTTCTTGTTTATTGTTTATTGTGTATGTTAGGCGTTTCTCTGTTGGTATTATTCATCATTGCTTGGGCTCTCAAAAGTCGGCTTCTTTGACCTTTCAATATACTCCAAGATTTCTCTCTTACGTATTTCTTCCAACTTGTATTGGTTGGTGTGTTGTTTAAGTCCAGGATATCTTTTTTCTGCATCGTGAGCAATCAGAGCAAACACACAACTCATTGCTAAGATTATAATAAGAAAAGCACCACCAAAATAAGCATCAGCACGGAGACTTTTCATAAATCTCTCTTTTCTGGCTGCATCGGCTGCTTCCATCCTCATCTTACGGGCAATCAGAATTTCTTCTTGTTTACCTAATTCTTCCATCATCTTGTTGACATCAGTCCACAAAGCACCGAGTTCTGGTGGACTTTGGTAAACAACTAGTTCACGTAAATCAATACTCATTTGTTCCAATTTCTTTTTCATTAGAACACGTTGTAGTGCACGTTTACCTAAACTGGCATCACCTTGATATACGTGGGTTTTGGCATATTTTTCTTCTTCAGCCAATACAGTCTTACATTTATGGAAAGCATCAAAGAATTCACCAAGTCTTTCACCAATTTCGGCATAGATATCATCAGTTTCTCCACCTTTTTTATTGAGTTCAATTACCTCATTTTTCTTTTCTTGTAGAGCTTTCTTTTGTTCAAATGTTGGTGGTTTATCTTTATGTGCATTGTGAAACTGGTCGTCAAGATCCTTGAGGACGCCTTTAACGTCCCCAGCCGCACCTTTGATATCTTTGTAGAGTTGGCAACCTTTTTTAACGGCAGCTACAGCCGCATTTGCCATGGCAAACAGCGTAATCGGATCCATTTTCCCACTTTATTTTTTAATGGCAAAAATAACAGGAACCGCTTGACAGTTCAGACAAAATCAGATATAATTGAACATCTATTATTTAGGAGATATTATGCGTATTGAAGTATTGAAATTAATCTCTGGTGAAGATGTACTGGCAGAAATTGACGGGTACAATTCAGAGTATTATGTGTTGAAAAATCCTGTTGGTATTGCGGTTGTACGTGGCAAAGATGGTTCTCCTAACGTAGGCCTTACACCATTTCCACTACACGCACCACAAAAGAAAGATACCACTATTGACATACCAGTTGCAAGTGTAGTATACTCTTATGTTCCATCAGAAGATTTTATTAACAACTACAATCAAATCTTTGGTTCTGGTATCGTTCTTCCAACTCCAAAACAAATTATTACAGGTTAATGTCAACTTTCTACACCAATGTTCAATCTAGTGGCAATCATATTCTCTACCGTGGAATCAAAAACGGCAAGAGAATACAGGCCAAAATAGATTACGAACCAGTTCTCTACTTACCCACAAGTAAACCAACCCCATACAAGAATCTACAAGGTGAATTCCTTGCACCAAAGCGTTTTGATAACATCTTTGATGCGAGAGATTACATTAAGAAGTTTGAAGATGTGGGTGGTTCCAAAGTCTACGGACAGAATCGTTTTGAGTATGCCTTTATTGCTGAACAGCACCAAGGCATGGTTGACTATGATTTTGATAAAGTATCAGTAGCCTTTATTGATATTGAGGTTGGTTCTGAGAATGGTTTCCCCGATCCATACGAAGCAAATGAACCAATCACAGCCATCTGTATTACCTTTCTAAATGGTACGACTTATGTGTTTGGTTGTGGTGAGTATGAAAACAATGACGATAATGTAACATACTTTAAATGTAAAGACGAATGGTCTCTATGCAAAAAGTTTATGATGATTTGGCAAGCAAATTGTCCAGATGTATTGACTGGCTGGAATACAGAGTTCTTTGATATACCATACATTATCAATCGTTTCAATAAAATTCTTGGTGAGACTGAGACAAAGAAATTGTCACCATGGAATTATATAAATGAACGCAAAGTAATCAACATGGGTCGTGAAATGATTCATTATCTGATTACTGGTGTGGCTTGTCTTGATTATATTGAATTATATAAATGGTATGCACCTGGCGGTAAGTCACAAGAATCATACAAGTTGGATGCTATTGCCAATGTAGAACTCAATGAACGCAAATTGTCTTATGATGAGTATGATAATCTCCATGCTTTGTATCGTTTGAATTATCAAAAGTTTATTGAGTATAACATTAAAGACGTACAGTTGGTAATGAGACTTGAAGATAAACTTAAGTTGGTTGAGATGGCGGTAACTTTGGCTTATGATACTAAGTCAAATATGGATGATGTGTTTGCACAGACCCGTATGTGGGATGCCATGACAAATGCCTATCTTAATGAGAAAGGTATTATTGTACCACCTAGAGTTATCAGCAAAAAGAATGAGGCGTTTGAAGGTGCATATGTTAAAGAAGTTCAAGTTGGTCTACACAATTGGGTTGCATCATTTGACTTGAATTCTTTGTATCCACATTTGATGATGCAGTACAATATCTCTCCTGAGACATTGATTCAGCCAGAAGATTATACCGATGAAATGCGTAGGATATTGTCTCAAGGTATTACAGTCGAGAAGATGTTGAACAAGAAGATTGACACATCTGGCCTGGTGGATGCAACAATTACTCCGAACGGTCAATTCTTTCGTACAGATAAGATTGGTTTCTTTCCACAAATGTTGGAAGAAATGTATGAAGACCGTAAGAAGTTTAAGAAGTTATATCTACAGGCAAAACAGGAGTTAGAGAATGAAAGAGATCCATCCAAACGATATGAAATTGAAAAGCGTATTGCGAAATATAATAATCTCCAGTTGGCTAAGAAAGTCTCTCTTAATTCTGCTTACGGTGCTTTGGGTTCTCAGTATTTTCGTTTCTACGACTTACGTATGGCTTTGGGTGTTACTACTGCTGGTCAACTTTCTATACGTTGGATTGAAGGAAAGATTAATGACTACATGAATAATCTGTTAAAGACAGATAAAGATTATGTCATTGCATCCGATACTGATTCTATTTACCTGAGACTTGGTGAATTGGTTGATACTGTGTTTGATAAAGACCAACAAATGAATATCAATCGTATGATATCATTTATGGATAATGTATGCGAGAAGAAGATTCAACCATACATTGATAAGTGTTATAAAGAGTTGGCTGATTATGTCCATGCTTATGCACAAAAGATGCAGATGAAACGTGAAGGTTTATCTGACAAAGGTATCTGGACTGCCAAGAAACGTTATATTCTTAATGTGTATAACAATGAAGGTATTTGGTACAATGAACCTGACCTGAAAGTTATGGGTCTTGAAATGATTAAATCTTCCACTCCATCTATTGTACGTGAGAAGATGAAAGAGGTAATCAAGTTGATGGTATCTGGTACAGAAAAAGATGTACAAGACTTTTTGGCAAAGTTCAAAGCAGACTTTAGTAAACTACCGGCCGAAGATATATCTTTTCCTCGTGGTGTGAATGGTCTAAAAGAGTATTCTGATCCTGTCAATCTATACAAGAAAGGTACACCAATACATGTCAAAGGTGCTTTGTTATATAATAAACACCTAAAAGAGAAAGGTCTTGAAAAGAAGTATCCATTGATTCAGTCAGGTGAAAAAATCAGGTTTACTTATTTAAAAGTACCAAATCATTTTCAAGATACCGTAATATCTTTTCCTGGTAGATTACCAACTGAGTTTGGGCTTGACGAATGTATAGACTTTGAGTTACAATATGAGAAATCGTTTCTAGAACCCATTAAAGTCATTCTTGATTGTATGGGATGGAAAACAGAACAAGTGAGCTCACTAGAGGACTTCTTTACATGATATTTTTGACATTCTTGACGGCATTAGCATTATCTGCCGTATCGGCATATTTTTCCGTGGTTGGTATGGCATCAATCTTTCCTGGTGCCTACTGGCCTGTTATTCTTATGTTCTCTATTATTGAGATTGCTAAAGTTGTAACAGTATCGTGGACATATCGTAATTGGTCAAATGCACCATCAAGTTTAAAGTATCCATTCATATGTGCCGTTATTGTACTGATGCTGTTTACTTCAATGGGTATATTTGGTTTCTTATCAAAGGCTCATTTGGAACATTCTGCTGAGGTAGGACCTATTGTTGATAGAATATCAATTATTGAAGAAAAAATTAATATTGAAAAGGAGAATATAAATGAGTATCGTAAAGGACTCCAACAAATGGATGCTGCTGTTGACCAAATTATGGGAAGAACAGAATCAGAAAAAGGTGCGGAAAAGTC